CTCCGATTCTAATTTTATAGTCTCTTCCAGATCTGAAAAACCCTTCTTGAGCTCCTTTGCTTTATCTTGAACGTCGGTAATTCTATTTACACGAAACTCTTCTTCTATATCTTGACTGCATGTAGGACATACCGTATTGTCTGTGAAAAACTTATGCTCTTTCGTAATGGTCGCTACTTTTTGAGTAATTTTACCTTTAAGATTGTTTAGTTTCTTTAACTTTTCAGATGCACCAGTTACTTCTTCTTGCTCCTTTATGAGTTCAGAAATATCTAATTCTATGCTACTGTTTTTTTGCATATGCGTATCAGACTCAAGTGACAAGGTGACAATCTTACCTTTGCTGGATTTAATATCATCCTTTCCTCTTTTTTCAATCTCTCCAATAAATTTTTCTTGCATTCCCATCTTATCTTTAAGATTATCTTTCTTCAAATCCAAAGACTTTATCTTCTCCCTTCTAGTACGTATGTTATCTTTTATAAGACCATTCATTGCAGAGAAGATACGAATGTCTAAAAGATCTTCAATCACATCTCTACGATTAGCACCACTCAACTGCATAAAAGGTACAAAGGTGCTACTACCCAAGATTACAATTTGAGTAAATGATTTATAATTTACCTTTAATATAGTTTCTTCTAATATTTTTTGATTAGTGCGATCATCTGCTTCTTTATGAAGTGGGTTACCATTAACTTCAATATCAAATACATTTGGTTTTATCCCTCTTCTTACAAGATAATCACGATTATTAACAACAAACTCTATCTCTACTACACAATCTCTTTCATTAGTAGTATTAATTAATTGTCCTTTATTAATTTTGCGAAATGGTTTATTAAACAAAGCAAAGGTAAGTGCATCCAACATAGTGGATTTTCCAGCACCATTTGTCCCTACTACTAAGTTAGTATGATGTTTTTGAAAATCTATCTCCGTCCACTGATTACCAGTACTTAAAAAGTTTTTCCACTTAATCTTCTGAAATGTTATCATTCTTTGGTGGTATCACAAAATCATTAGGTGTAATCACCGCATATTTGTAATTATACACCCTACACGTCCTTATTGCAAGCTCTGCATCAACTTCTATAACATCTATATTACAAGGATCTTTTTTAGAATCGTTATAATCATGCATCATCATTGCATACCTAACAGCATCATCTTCTTGTTCAAAAAGAAATAAGACTTTTTCACCAAACTGATCTTCAACAGCATAAGCACCTTCATCTCGTTTTTCTTTAAGTGTAAGAAGAAACATTTATTCTACCTCGCAGGCTTGTCTATACAAATCCTTAAAGATACCTTTGATAATGTTCTTATCTAAATCAAACTCAGACTCATCAATATATCGATTCAGAATAGAGAGAGTATTTTCATCTTCATCTATTTCAAAATCTTCACTTTCTTGAATATCAAAATTTTCAATTATTTTTAAATCTTGTACACCTGATGCATAAAGTTTATCAATAAATTTTTCAAACTCTTTTGGTTTAGACTTTTGACGAACAATTACCTTTACAATTTTATTCTTATACAGAGATGTATTAAACAACTTATAATTGGTATCATCATAATAAACGTTATAAAACAATTTATATGGATTGTTAATTGAAGTATGTTCTAAGGTTTCAGTATCAAAGATATGAAATCCTCTCGGATCATTTACATCATTCCAGAACATCTCATATGGATTACCCAAATAATATATTTTACCATCACTAGAACGAGTATGGAAATGTCCTGAATAAACTTTCTCAAATTTATTGAAAGTCTTTACATCCATTCCATTTTCCATTAGATGCCCACGAGTTGCCTTGAATCCATTTATCTCAAGGTGTCCCATAGCAACCTTTGCTTTGGTTTTATCTATTAACTGTTTTGTCTCATCAAAGTTCTCAGAGTTAATCCAAGGAAGCATTAATATCTTTGCCTTACCAACCTTAATTTCAGTTGCTTTATTGTATAATTTTATATTAGGATAGTTCTGTAATAATAACTCTGGTGAGTTTACATGATTAGTATCTTTATAATAACAATCATGATTACCAATAATTGCATGAACCTTATATTTTTTAAGAGGTTCAAATACAACTCTCTTAGCCCACTCTAAACTTTTTAAATCTATTGCCTTGCGACTATCAAATATATCACCCATATGAATGACAGTATCTATCTTATGCTCTTCTAAAGACGGAAAGAAGACATCACGATAGAATAACTCAAAGTAGTCATGAAGATGCTTAGAACCCTTTCTAGCACCATAGTGAGTGTCTGTTATTATTGCAACTCTCATCTATTTTGTTTATAGACAATGTTATCCTTAATAGTATTGTAATCAGAACTAGAACCAGTAAGTGCACCATCATCAACTACCATAACTTCATCAAATCCTGTTCTTTCAATTATCTTTGTTTTAATATCTAACTGTTTCTTTTCCTTCTGTATTCTTCTAAGGAAAGCATAATGAATAATCTGAGTAAAGTATGCAAATGGATTCCTAGACTTCTCTGGATCGAAGTTATGAATGTACTGTACACAATTCTCTATACCATCAGAGATCATATCATCTCTAAACATATAATTAACAAAGTTTGGTTTGTATGAAAGATGTGTTGCAATCTTTAAAAAACATTCACCAAGATAGTTTGTTATACGTGGTTTTGGTAAATCATTTTCTTTTGCATGTGCTACTCCTTCTCTATAAACAATTAATGCTTCTAGCAGTTGTTTATTATTAACGTAGTGTTCTGATTTTTTCTTTGGCATAGCATTGTTGTTCCCGTCTTAACATATATTATATTATAGCATACTTTCGGGGCTTGACAAGGTTATCAAATATCAGTACAATAACCTTTGTGGAGGTTCGGAAGAGATATATTTAAGATTCTTTAGGTTCTTGATTTATTTTAAATAATACTTCAAATTTTTTACGAGCATCTTCTACATTAGAAATGTATCCCATTTGATCTGTAATTTTTACTTTACCACTTGATTTGTAAATTTCACCTATATCACCTTCATCTGAAATATAATTATTATAGATTGAAATAAGTTTATTATCTTTACATTCAGTAAGAGTTAATATTTTATCATAACTTATAACATACATATCCTCCTCAGATAACTCTACCCATTTTTTAACTTTAACATAACTACCTTTAGATGATTCCATTACTTTCATTACTAATGGATTTTGAAGAATAATTACAGGATTTCCATTATTTTCATCAACCGATATTAATGAAAATATTTCTTCTCCTGACATTAATTTTAATATACTATAAAATTCTTCTCCCATTATCCTTTAAGTGGTATGTTTACTATGTCATAATTGAAATTTTCTTCATTGTAGACTTTGATTCTTTCGATTAAATGGTTTAATGTATAATTACGTCTAGACTTATAACTGATATCATCAGCAATATCATATAAAGTAGCACTAGTTTTTTTATTCCCTTTTCTAAGAACTCTTCCAATTGATTGAAGATTTCTTATTCTTGACTTTGATGGAGAAGCAAAAATTACATTGTGTAGATTTTTGATATTAATCCCGGTAGAAAAGGTTCCGTAAGAGGCAACGATAATCGCATTATTCTCCTGCTCAGTGATTTCTCGAACCTTCTCTCTGTCTTCGGTGTCCACTCCACCATGAATAAAAAAGACATTACGATTTTCAATAGTGTTATTACTATTTATTAATTCATATAGCGGTACACCATGTCCTTCTACTCTTGCATATAGTATTAAAGTATTACCTTTTAAATCTAAAGCAAGATTTTTAATAAAGTTATTTCTACGTTCATGACCTATAATATATTTTACTTCATCCTCAAATACTTCAAATTTCTGTGGTGGGTGTTTCAATAGAAGCACATTGATATCCAGTTTAGCCAAGTGCCCTTTCTTCATTAACTCCTCAGTTTTTATGATCTTATAGGAAGGTCCAAACAATCCTTCAAGTACCCATTTGTGTGTTTGAGTTCCATCAAGAGTTCCTGTAAATCCATACCGATATTTTGCATCCGCAAGTTTTGTCATTATAGATATTAGTGACTTCGACTTAAACTGGTGAGCTTCATCTCCAACAACCACAGAGAATCTCTCAAAGTATTTTCTAGGAAGTTTGTAGATTGATTGCCACGTAGTAATAATAACTTGAGAATCTGTTTCTCTTTCTCTGCCAGCATATATCTTGTGACAAAATGAACCAACATCCCATCCATAGTCTGCAAAGTCTTTATACATTTGCTCTA